CTGTAAGGTTACTCCCTTACAGGTTCTTTGATAATATATTACAGCTGATTTGATATCTTACTTGTGAACATTCAGATCTGTTTTAAAACACTTTTCTGAAATGCTTAGCTTGTATTTTATTATTTTCAGTGTAACTATCATCTTTATCTGGTGATGTTGCTCTCAAATTTTGTTAAATTTGTTAGTTCAGCATGCTTTTTATCGTATGGTTTTTACAGTAATATATTTGATGAGAAACCTTTTGGAAAAAACGTTTACTTTAATGTAAACAGTTTAATTCATATTCATTTATTAATATTTTCATTTTCTTGTACTTTGTACATTCATTTTCATATTGTCCCTTGGATTTAAAGGACTTCTTAATTGAGAAACAGCTCTCTGCGGAGAGTGTAAATAACTTATCTGGGGTAGTAACCCGTTAACAGTTTCAATACATTTTGAATATCCTTAAAGTCTTCCCTTCCCGTATTTAAGCTATAAGACTCGGCGAGTTCCGACGATGGCAATTTTGTTTTATCTTTTCTTACGGAGTATGATTATTTGCTTTTTAATGATAGTAGTAACTTCGGTTCAATGCTTGAAAAAACGAAGAAAGTATTCCAACCACACAGCATGATGAATTCAATTAATCTTGCCTCAAACGCTCGACATGCGCAATGTCAAAACTCCCTCCCTCTTATTAACTTAGATCAGAATGTTAGCAGTTTAGCTGACCACTTCAGTACGATCTCAGTGGACACCCAAAATATAGGACCCATAGATAATGAATACGGTTATGAAATCTATATTGAGGACATCTTTGATGCTCTTAATCGTGCTGACATTTCCAAATATTATCTAACTATTCCCCCAGTTTTCCACACGGCTCATGATACTTTCCACGAGTTATTTGAAGTTGAAAATGATGGACCCCGATTACCCCACTCTCAATTTGAAGATCAGATATTTACACCACAGCATATATCTGATTCTTTTATTGAGAAACCCCTTGTTTTCCGTGGCCCTTATCCTGTTCCCACTCATTTTCTTCCTTCCCAACACTATTGTTTTGGTGTACCGATAGCTCCCCCTGAAAATTACCCAATTTGGGATAGTTTACAAAGTCTTACAACCCATGAGTTATGTGATTGGCCCTCCTCTTTGAAAGCTATAAGGCAACCTAAGGTACCTGGAAAGTATCAACCAAATTCGGTCCCTGTGTTTGGAGATTATCATTATCTTCATATACAAACTGATTTTCTAGATGTCTTAATTCAGGTCACGGACTACGAATTGTTTTGTTTAGGTAACCATAACTTTAACAAGTTTGGTGGATGTTTGAATTTTGTAGGACGCGAGAATCGCTATTGGATTCATTTAGATCATTTATACTCAACTAACAACCTTGAGTTATTGTTTGGTCGAGGTAATACCAGAGAGATCTGGTCTTATTTCTTTTATGGATTCTTTGAGATTGAAATGATGATGTGTGACAGTTGGTATTCAGAAGAAGAGTATGAAAGATTGTTTCGAGTGATTATGGATAACTTGTTTGACCAAGATTATCTTAAAAAGTTTTGTAAACACTTCTTTACTTTTAGAAAATGGTGGATTCCAACTCCAGATGAATTACAACATGTGGATATTGATGATGTACGATCATGGTATAGACACAAATTAAGGAACAAACGACGACGATTTTATCGCAGTCGACGGAATAAGAAACCCCGGATAACGCTTCAAGGAATGTTTGATTTTGTTAAAACAGTGACGAATAATGAAACACGTGAAGAGATTTTAACATCAGTCAATGAGTTAGGAAAATTAGCACAGACTATGAATGCAGCTAAAGATACTTTTAATTCTTTTACTGAAAATGATTGGTATAAAGGATTAATGTCTTATATTATGAGCTTTGCTGGTTATTTGAATGATCTTGCTAATGATTTTGCTAAGTTTTCACAAAATCCTGTAAATTATATTGAATTTTTAAAAAGTCATGCTCATATTGGTTTTCAAGTCCCCTTGATAACTATTTATGATGCGACAAAAACATCTTTAATTCTGGCAGCATCTATAGCATTATTTGAGAAATCAAATATTTTGTCTATTGGATTATTTTTGTATGCCATTCACTCTTTTTTAAACACCTGCATGACACCCGGAATTGCCCGCCCTTGTGCCCTCATCATAACCCTTTGTTACATTGGCGTCATGAAAGCAATACAACTGAGACCCGCTTTCATTGAACTACAAGGATCAAAGAATTTGACAGAGATGATTTATGCTACTGTTACTTTTGTAACTTTAGCTTGTGGAGCGGTAGGTGTGACCAAGACCCCAAAAAGTGTTGTAAAGCATTTATTTGATAGTACGAAAGATTTGTTTGCCATTTCTAAAGGAACATTGGCTCTGAGTAGATGTGTTGAGTTTATAGTTGATGCATTTAAACGATGTATGGAGTTTTGCTTTGGTGATACATTTATGTATCAAGCTTTAGTTAAGTTATCTGTTAGTTCAGATGACCTCAAGGACTACATTGTTTATGCTATGACTATAAAACCTGATGCGCTGTCAGCTCGATTGACTTTAGACCCAGAAGCTAAGAAAGAATGGTCCCGTATGTGTGAATTACATAGTAACTTTTTGTTATTGTTTGCTTCAGGAAAGCCTCCAACTGAGAATCATATTGGTTATTCAATGTATTCAAAAGCGTGTAATGCGTTTATTGAATTGCAAGAAGAATACAATAAAATCAAAGACTCTCTAGATTATTTTAGAGTAGAACCATTTATGATTTGGATTTGGGGAAAACCAGGAGTAGGTAAAACTTGGTGTCGAGATGCTATTATTAATAATACGTATGCTTGGCACAAAGCGATAGATCCAACAATTGAAGCAAAAAGTACTGGCTTACTTTACACACGGAATCCAGCGGATAAGTACATGTCAGAATACAAAGGACAGTTTGCAGTTGCATATGATGATGTTGGTCAGAACAGACAATCAGACAACCCAGAATTTAATGAAATTATGGGTATGGGATCAACTAATCAAGTGCAATTGAACATGGCAGATTTGAAAGATAAAGGACGTATGTTTTCTTCAAAAGTTATTATTATGGCTGCTAATTCCCAAGGAGTTACTGCTAATGATTTAATTTTAAGTCCTTCAGCATTTAATAGAAGAAGACATATTGTTATTCATGTTGACAGACCGGATGCAGAGAGTGATGGAAACTTGGCAACTTCAAAAAGTGACTTTACAAAAGTAGCATTGGAACTTACCGATCCTATTACAGGAGCTCATATTGTTCGATTTCCAGCGACAGGTTTTGGAGAAAATGATGCGACATTCAATCAGATGTTTGAGTGGTTAGCACCCAAATATTGGCATCATGTTAAATCACAAACAGAGGCTTTACATTGTAAAGAGGATAACCTGAGAAAAGTATTGGACAATTTACCTGAAGCTAATGTAATTAGAATCAACCCGGAAACAGGTGAGGTAGTAAAGAACGAGAGTACGACTCCGCTTACAGAGAAACCTCAATTCAAACAAGAATTTTATGACACTGTGGATACTGAAACGTTTGTAACTCGTGAAAGGCAGATTATTTATGAAAAGATAAGATTGCAAAGATGCGTTAATCAGAAGTTTGATCAATTATGTTCTGTCATGATTGCCTCAAAACAACCTTCTGAACACATTAAAAAACAGTTTGATGTATTTTGTAAGTATGAGTTTGGAAGAGTACTGACGAGTGAGGAATTTGTGAGAATGTTTGAAACTAAAGAATTTGAAATGAGTCCTGAAGTACTTTTGTCACTGAAGGATTATTGGGAATACATTAAAGGAGAGTCTGAAAAGAAGTTCCCTTGGATGAAAGTTCTAGGAGCTCTTGGAGGATTTGTTAGTGTTTTCGCAATCTATAAGTTATTAAGTTCTTTGTTTGGAACCACAAAAGAAGATATTTTTGATTTGCAAGGTTATACTTTGGAAACGATGGCACCGCGTACTAACCCTGTTGTCATACAACAGAATGAAGGCTTAAAAAATTTTAGTGAGAAATTCTTTTTCCCAGGTTATTCTGGTTCTGAGGAAGATAAACAGCGGATTTTAAGTCTTTTAGAGATGGTACCGGAAAAGAAAGCAGAAATGTTTGATAAAATCATTTTGGAAAAGTATGACAATGTAACAATGGCACCCCGGACTAATGCAGTAACGATTCAAGAAGAAGAGAAACTTGATAATATTGAGCAAGTACACATGAATTTGAGAGAATCTATGGCGCGCTTTTCAAGATTGAGGGAAGTAGAAGGTGGCTATGCTACTAGATCCATGAATGGGTTCAACATAGCATTTAAAATTTGGCTCCTTCCCCGACATTTCTTTGGAAAGAATATTGAAGATACTCCAGTTGAGATTCTGAGAGATAACAAACCATCAATTCAAGTTATCTTAAAGAAAGAAAAGATTATCCCTTATCAAGTTATGACAAATGGAAAAATGAAAACAAAGGATTTGGTTTTAGTGGAAATTGATCAGCTGGACAGTGGACGAAAGCATATTCAGCATTTTGCTAAATCAGTACACCTGCAGAATACGAAAGTATTTCATAGTAAAATGTTGAAATGGAATAGAACATTGAAGCGAGTTGAGGAAGCACACACAGGTAGAGCTCTTCGTTGGGATATCCCTCAAGATATAACCCATGATGGAGTTGCTTTGTATTACTCTGACGGATATTCATATGATTATCAATCAGAAGAAGGAGATTGTGGTTCACTTCTTGTTTCAATGGACAAAACTTGTCAAGCACGGATTTATGGAATACATTTTGGTTATGATCACACACAACATCGTGGTCTAAGTATGAATGTCCCTCGAGAAGATTTGGAGTATCTTTTAGACTATTTTCCGAAAGTAGAGAAGATCATAGCAGGAAAACCCAGAGTGGTTACGCAAGCTTGTGAAGTACCAGTATCTCTTCAAGATGCTGATGGAACCTCTCTTTTTGAATTTTGTGGAAAAGTTTACGATGCTCCTTTGACACCCAAGGAACACAAGGATTTGTTTAGATCGCCCATCTTTAATCAAATTTACCCAGCAGAAAAAGATTTATCAGTGTTATCAATGTATGATGATCGAATGGACCCTGAATTTAGAGGAGAACCAGATATTTTGACTAGGGGAGTTATAGATTTTGAACACAAATCTATTCCCTGGCCAGAGTATGAGTTAGATATTGCGAGTGTTGCACTTTATGGAGAATTTACAAAATTTAATGACATTATAGATCGCAAAGTTCAAAATATAGATTTCGCTCTAAATGGTAAGTGGGTAGATGGAACACGATTGGAGTATACTGAGCCCTTAAATCTTAAGACTTCAGCTGGATATGGATTACCTGGAATTAAACGACAACATTTTGTTGAAACGGACTTACTCGATGAAAACGGAAAACTTCTTAAGCATGACATATCTATCCTTAACCCTGTCCTTCAAAAGATGGTGGATGACCAATGGAATGATTGGATGAATGGTGTTACTCACCCATGCATCTGGTCGCATGCTTTAAAATCGGAACCAATTAAATTATCAAAAATAAGAACTGGTAATACACGGACTTTTTGCGTTGCTCAGACAGCTTTTTTAATTAATGTCAGGAGATTATTTGGATCGTTTACATCAGCAATGAAAGCATCTAAGATTAAGAGTTTCTCTTGTCTTGGTACGGACGCATGTTCACCTGATTGGAATAGTTTGTATAATAATCTGAGAGAGACTGGACCTAAAGGAGTTGATTTAGATTTCTTTAAGTTCGATCGCACGGCAGTGACCTGGCAATTAGCAAGAAGAGTTTGTTTAGCCATTAATAAGTGGTACAATGATGACATGAAGTATCAAAGAGCAAGACTAATTGCATTTGAAGATATGATCTTCTCATATGCGTTAGTAGGCAAGTATCTCACACGGAAGAGAAGAGGTAATCCATCTGGAAACCCCCTGACCACGGAGTTGAATAATTGCGTTAACTATTTGATGCTTTGTATGGTCTATTTATTGATAGCTAAACATCGCAAACCTACGGAATACGGAATACCCCAATGGAAACGGAACATTAACATGAAAGCCTATGGAGATGATATCATATTCACTGTACATCCTGAGTGTATGGTTTGGTTTGATCTTGCTTTACTTACTGAGATTTATAATGATTATGGAGTTCCTGTAACACCGGCTGATAAATCAGATGCTGGAATTGTTTATAAGGATTTAAAGGAATTAACATTTCTTAAAAGAACCTTCATATCTTTTGATCACCCATATGTAAAGTGGATTGGTGCCTTGGATAAAACATCTATCCGAAATATGATACAATTTTATCGATTGAAACCCCACCTTAGTACGATGCAAGAAGCAATGTCAGTTAACTGTCATGAGTCTTTAAGAGAAGCGTATTATTGGGGACAGGAATTTTTCGAAGAGCACTTGGATAATCTTAACAAGTGGTTTGTCAAGAACAATTACCCTCAGATTTTTATAACCTATAAGGAATTGGACGAGACATTCAGAGCGAAGATTAAAAGTTTTTAAGTTATTGGGTTTAAATCCCACTATTCTAGTGTGAAGCGAAAGATAAGCTGGAGATTGAGGTTATTTAATCAATACGTCTCTTTGCCCAGGTAGTGAATCACAACATGAATAGTCCCATAATGTAAGTTATAGTGAGGAAAGCTGTAAATTTGTTAATATCAAGCTATCACAGGGAACTTCTTTCAAACATGGAAACCTTAAATCAAAACACACCTTATAACACAACCCAATCAAAAACATTAAATAGTATTTCTTTAGAACATAATGAACCGCTTGTGGAACATACCCTTGGAAAACATCCCACACTTTCTTCAGGTAAAGCAGAAGCTATATCTGATCCTGGTAGTATTTCTACCACTAATTTATTTCACAAACCAATTGTGTTTGCCAATAATTTGGAATGGAATGTTACTCAAGCAATTAATACCTCTATTTATACCCAACCCCTTGTAAATATTTTTGAGATGTTAAATATATCTCCTGGTGGTCAAAATCTTCGTGGTAACACTTTCTTTAGATCTGGAGCAAAAATTGAGTTGAAATTGACTTCATCCCCCTTTCATTCTGGAAAACTTGTTTTCTATTATGTACCTCCTGGGGTGAGTACTCAATTTAGGGAATCTATTTTCGCTAAAGTTCAATTCCCCTGTGTTTATGTTGATGCAGGCAATTCAACGACTGGTGTTTTAGATATTCCTTTTGTTACCATTAAAGATTTCTTTTCTACAGTTAACCCAGATGGACGTTCAGATTTTGGAACAGTAGCAATAGCAGTAGTAAATCCCCTTAGAATAGGAACAGGTGGACCAACTTCAGTTCAGTTAGCTTTAACATTACATCCAACACAGAATCAAATAGCATTACCAGTTTTAGCCCATGATATCCAAATTCAAGGTTTAGATTTAGCTCTTAGTGATAGTGTCCACCCAACAAACCAATTTAATATCCTAGACTCCCAAAACCCATTAGATGTGTTAAAATCTTTAGATCCCCATAATCTTAGAGATGTTATTGGTAGAGTATTGACTGATTTGTTTGTCCCTGATGAGGATGTTTCAAAATCTTCTACTCGTGCAATGCTCATGAACCCAATAGACACCTCAGTTAAGGAACCTGATACACCTAAAGTTTTACCTAAACCACAAAATCCCAATAACACAACTTCTACCACAAAAGTTAATAATTCGGCTCCCACCCTATCTAATATCACTGGATTCACAACTGAACACATGTCCTTAATCCCAGAAAAAACCGTTTTATTTTCAGAACCTAGTTTAGAAATGAATCTTAAAAGAGTTGCACAAACACCATCTTTAATTAGAATTGGTGAGTGGACAGATGCAGGAGATTCTGGTACAGAGCTTTTTAAAGTTCCAGTAGACCCTATGATTGCACCATTTCTACCAACAACAGGACAATCAACAGGTGTTTACTACCCAACATTTTTATCTCATGTTATCGAACCCTTTGCATTCTGGAGAGGTTCTATTGATTTTCATTTTTCTTTTGCAAGTACCGACCAGCACAAAGGCAAGGTCATTGCGGCTTGGATTCCTTTTGATGAAATCAATGATGCCGGTAGTTCTGTAATAATCGGAGGAGACCCCACAATTGAACAATTATCCCTTTTCCCAAATGAAATTTTTGATTTATCTTTAAATAAAGAGTTTTCTTTTTCTGTGCCTTATAATTCAGAGACCCCTTTTAGACAAGTTTCAGATTACAACACCCGAGTTCGAACAGATGACGGTAATATCCAAGGAGAAGTTTTCACTGATTATTCTTTAGGCACCTTATATTTAAATGTATATAATAAACTTTCCCACCCCTCAACAGTATCCTCGACAATAAACTTCAATGTATATGTTAAAGCAGGCCAGGATTTCCAATTTAGAGCGTTAAAATTCAACAATGATGGAGGAAATCAATATCAGCGCATTAACTATGTTACGTTGCAAGGATTAGATGTTGTATATGAATCAACAAGAGAAGGTATGGCTCGTGAAAGACCTAACCGCGTTGGAATTATTTCGACCGGCTTGACCAAAACGAGTTTTCAAGAAGATGATTCAGAAGAACATTTAGGTGTACTGTTACAAAAATATTATCCCCAATTTGGTTATAACATAACCCTTCCTGTACAAAATACAAGCACTGTTTCCATTTCTAGTGTGCCTGGTATGTCTTTTCGTACTACCAGAAACACTGATCCAACTTTAAATCCAGATCCGAGATGGAGAAACTTAATAGCACATTTTCGTGATATTTATGCTTTTTGGCAGGGCTCCCTTAATTATTTTATTCTTCATAATTCAACTGTAAATAATCCTGTTATCCTTATGGCTTCTCATGATCCTACAGACTATGCAGTTGATTTGACTCCAGTTAACTCTGGTCAAGCATCTATCCGTCCAAATACTTACTATATTCCTGCAAGTATTCAAGCAACACCAACAGCTGTGGACGTTGATTTGTCTGAAACCTCGGTTTATTCCCACATTTCTAACATCAGAGTTAACCCAACAATTGAAATCACCACACCCCATCGATCGCTTTATCGTCGTCTATATACATCAGATTTTCGAGAAGCAGCAACAAGCATACTTGATCAAGATAGATCTATCGGTACCATAGATTTGGTTTATTCCAACCCCAGTGGTACTGAGCAATCAATATCAGCTTTGGTCTATCAGTCAGTAGGTGATGATTTTCAGTTTAAATACCTTATTCCCCCTCCTTCCCTTAAATCGAGACGGTGAAGAACCCTGTTTTTTCTCAGTTTTTAATCAGGATAAAAATTTTCATATACCGGGAACCACATTCATAGCGAAACGATGGATATGAAAATATTAAAAGCCCAC